TCTTTCTTGGAAGTCCATTTGAGCTTTTGACGCCGCTTGTGCGTCTCTATTTTGTTTGGATCCTCCGAAGAGGCCTAAGGCCCCTCCGATTATTGATGATCCTATTCCTGAGAATATTCCCATTATATCCACCCGAAGTTATACACGGTTAGGATGACCCCCGCTGCTACGAGGATCATCCATACAATTCCAATAATTTGCGCAAAGCGCAACATTAGAAGTGATCGATTAAGCCAGGTACCGAGTACATCGGCATCGGCCTTGCGCACTTCATTGAGAAGTACCCATCGAATAGGAAGTGTGGTTCCGCTGGAACCGCGATCACGCGGTCCACCGGCGGATTGTCTTCGATAAACGAAGTATTTAGCACTGGCAAAGCCGAGAAGTCTTGACCCAAGTGCCATGTATCGAGTGAAGAAGCCGCAGCTGACCGGAATATTCCGGTAATTAGCGACGGTTTATATCGATATTCGGCGAACCTTTCCTGATATCCAAAGACTAAATCATCGGCGGCACTGCCGTCCGAAAAGATTTCTTTGTTTAGGATTGCTTGTTCTCCGATGTGAGATAGAGCGGGCCAATAGAAGTCCCATCTTGTTTGACGGGACCACATACGATTTAGGCCCTGTTGATAGTTTAGATCGGCTCTCGATGAAACGAGACCGATAAGTATGCAGTGCTCTGTGAATGATTTCGTAAAGCCATGGTTATTCATCATGGCTGTACCGATCGCGGCTAAGTTGCCTTGCGGCGTCGCCGCCGAGACTGACGTTTGCGCGACAGGGTTAATATTGATCGGCGAAGAACCGCCGCCGAGATACTCGGGTCGCTGGAGACGCGCATCGGGCGATACAACGCCGAAGTGAGAGCGGATAATTTCCGTGTAACGGGTCCCGCCTCTTGCGTCTCTTTCATAGAGCTTTTGAATTTGAAATGCTTCGCGAAGTTGATTAATTGTAGCTGCAGTTGCGTTTGATAGATCTGCGAAGATTTGTGGTTTGTTTGTTGTTGCATGAGGCACCCCCGTTGTTTGTGACAGGATGCCGAACACGTCGGCCCCTGTAGTCCAGCCCGGATCGCCTCCCGTGTTTCCAAAGAGAACACCCTCGGCATCCATATAGTCGTCTGCCAAAGCAGCCGCGGCCTCTGTGTCTCTTACACCGAAGCCGGTTATTGGTGCTGTTGTTCCGAGCGGCAAAGATACCGCCGGGCCTTTCTGCGGCCAAGGCAGGGCCGATGTGAAGTAGTCATGACGCTTTCCGCGCCTTTTTGTGACATAAGTCTGCATGCTGTCGGGTCCATCTCCCGTTGGTACCGACAAGCTATCCTGCATATTTTGATCTCGGAACCATTCGTTCCAGATCAGATTATAGGCCCTGAACCACAGGGCCGAAGGCAGGAGGTCGTCATACGCGACTGCTAACGGTAGCCCAAAATAGTCGCCAATTGAAGACGATTGAACGGTCTGAACACCGTCTATTGTTGGTATTAAGAAGTCTGTGCTATCGCCAGGGTCTACCTGCTCGCCGTTGAATTTTTGCCAGTTGTCCCAAAGCAACCTGATAGGTACGGCGAAGAAGAATGTTTCCATGAATAAATTATCCATGAATGGGTGCAACGGTGTTGCTAGTCGAGCGAAGGCCGTCATTTTTAAGTTGAACGTGTCACCCGGTAAGGCTTCGTCAACGAATATCGGTATTAAGAGGCCTGCATCGAATGTTGTTTTATGCCCATGTGATCGGTCAAACGATGCACGAGGTATATTTGCTGATGGTACTTTAGAAAACGTATGCTCCATTACGGAGCGTATTTTTTTAGATTTAGCCACGTGCGTCTCCATTGTTTGGTGTCGCTACGTACCTCGGGTCATTATCCATGCCCTTGATATATTCTAGAGCTTTCCCGAGGGCATAAGGAGTTGCGCCGCTTTCGAATGCGGCTGTGTTATCGTCGTACGTTCCTAGCTCAAATAGCGTGAAGTCCTCCGGATGTTTATTGAATTGGTGTTGCGGGTCATTACAGCTTTCTTCGAAAGCACGCGTAGCTTGACCCGCTGTTTTGAAGTAGAACGGCGGCATATAGAACTCCGCCTTACAATCATAGATTGTGAATACTTTATGGATCACTGTCGTGGTTCCTTTCCAGTTGATCTAGTTTTTTCTTTTGAATTGTTTCGCGAACGTTTAACCGTTCGCTAGTATTATTTTCTGCGTGCTTTATCGCACGCTTTTTTCTTTCGAGTTTTAATTTTTTGTATTCGTCCGGAAATTCTTTTTCGAATTCCGTATCGTAGTACCGCGGAGAGCGGTTTCTTTTTCCCGACATTATTACGAAGTCTCCCGGATATACATCGGTTGCGTACTGGTCAAGCCAGCGCTTTCCGATACCCGGTCGTCGGGACATTACCGTAAACTCGGGCAGGAGGGGATGCGATACACCTGCGGGGTCCTTAAAGGTGTACCGCCCCCCCCCCTTTGGGCCGTTTAATTTTTTCATTATATAGCGGGCTACGTACGCCGCGCTTTGAAATGTAACCTGCCCGATTGACGAGTAACCGTTCGGCCATAGCTTTTCAAGCGAAGCTGAACGGTAGAGGTTTTGACTGCGGTCTTTTCCAGGTTTCCAGAGTTTTTTATCCTGGAAATCGTGGTTGAAAAGACACGCATGATAGTGGGGTCGTCCATTTACATCTCCGTATTCTCCGCAAGCGTAGAAGCGGATTTCTGAGCCGAAGCGCTTTCTAAGACGCTTCATAAATAGTTGGAAAACCCGCACCTCGAGGGAGCGGTTTTTCGGTAGATGCTCATCATCATACGTGAGAGTTATGAACGAATTGTTTTCGTGAAGCGAAGCTTCGTGAACGCAACGGATAGCCCATTGCTTTGATTTGTCTAATCGACAACCGATGCACTGCCCGCAGGGTATTTTTACGGGATGATCGGTGTAGGCTTGCGAGATATTAAACACCACTTTGCGTTTACCGCTTTCAGTGAGGTTTTTTGAGAGCCATCCTTTGATTGGTCCATAGCAAGCCATTTGCTAGAGCCGGATACCGCCTCGCATAGGTGAGGCACGCATGTTGCGGCCTTTTACGCGCGTTCCTTTCCTGAAGTTCCGGCGTGAGGATTTTTTTGATAGATTTTTACGTCGACGCATTTTTCGTCTCCTTTATTTTTGGAGTGAGGTGTCACTCCGTACAGTTAACATCTAGTGATGAACTGTACCAGACCCTATTTTGGGTCTGGTTTTTTAGGCTCTGTAGAGCGCCTAGGAGCCTCTACAGGCTCTGGTAGAGGTAGGGGGGGTGACGGGGGGTCAACCCCCCCTTTTGGGCCCGTACCCTCGTCTGAAGGAGAACGCGGGTGTGCTAGGCCCATTTCGACCATTTGGTCGTAGTTTTTTTCGTCTTGAGCGAATTTTATGAACAGTGAAGGGTCGTTGTCGAATTTTGCTCGGATGTCCGAGGGGATAGTATAGAAGGCATCTTTGGCTTCGAGTATTTTATTTAGTGATGAGTGATAGTCCTCGTAGCCTATGAATGAGCCATAGTTTCCCTGATGAGTATTTAGATGATCGAGCAGACCGTTTTTTTTATACTGTTTCATTATCTGATTTATATCGCATTCTTTTTTGAATGCTTGTTTAGTTAGTGAAGCACCCTTCGGGTGCATTTGAACACGTTCGTGTTCTATTTGCATGGAATGCATTTTTACCTCCGTAATGATTTTGCTGAATTTGCGAATGGATTTATTGACCGACCCATTAGGTCGAGTTTTCGCATCCACGCCCCTATGGGGCTATTGTAGAAATCTTGCGTTGCTTTTGCCGATGCAGCATCGGCTTTATATACCTCATATTGTTGCATGAGGTTTTGAATTTCTACTTTTGTTCGCTGTTGCTCCCATTGAGTTTTAGCGGCCGTTGTCCGCTTTAGATGTGTGTCTTCGCGTATATTATCTATTTCCGCCGCGGTTCTCTTGACCTGCGATGCGGAGTGAGCGCCCGACTGGGCGCCTTGTGCGGCAGCTGTGCCGACATTTACCGGAGAGTAAGTGGAGCCGCCGGGCGTGCCGGCGCCTCCCTGTTTATAAGCCAGCATTGGGTTTAGACCGGCTTTCGCCATGTCTTTCATAACCCGCTGGTATTGAGTATTGGACATTCTTTCTTGGAAGTCCATTTGAGCTTTTGACGCCGCTTGTGCGTCTCTATTTTGTTTGGATCCTCCGAAGAGGCCTAAGGCCCCTCCGATTATTGATGATCCTATTCCTGAGAATATTCCCATTATATCCACCCGAAGTTATAC